TTTTTCCAATACTCCCTGAACTCAACAGTTTGGTTTCCCCAAAGAAGATCCAAACTATCTTCCACATACCCCTGGTCAACCCACCCGTCATCGAACAACAGGTTTTCGGTAGTGGATTCGGGCTTTACCCTAACCCTACTTTCCCGAACCCGCCGTAGGATGGCATCAACGGTTGCACTATCCTCAAATGCTATTTGCTCTGCTGGACTAATCCCCCACGCTTTTCCGAATGATAGCCTCTGTTCCATAGTGGGCTCTTCCCACTTTGGCACTAAGGCAACGGGTTCCATTTTATAGGTCCGCATCCGGTACCGCATACTTTGTGGCGTTACTGCAACCCCTGGGTTTGCTTCACACCACTTAAGAAACGGCTTAAGCATTGGGCAGCATGGATTCTGGGTTGCCAAACCTACAACACTTGACCTGAAAACCTGGAAAGCACTTTCCGATCCCCTAGTTTCCGCGGTCAGAGTCATAGTCTCTAAATATTTGAGAGGGTTGCCGCAAAAGTAAGGTCCGTTCTTTCCAAGCACCACACGTGCCTGACAGAACTCAACCCCGCTAATGTCGTCAACCCGTTCGACAACAGTTTCCATACCAAGCTTGAGCATGTACTCTTCAATAGGTAATAACTTATCATAATCAGATTTCTCTACTATAATAACGGCATCATCACCATCCAAAAGCACATCTCCCGCAACATCTGAGGCCTCAAGCCAGCTAAAGATGAACCCGGCATTGACTTCACTATTGCCAAGGCCGGTGTTAACATCTCCGCTGCCGCGTTTACCTCGGGCCATATACTTGATGCCGCCTCTGCTTATCCCTCTAGCCTTCAACTGCCAACTAAGCAGCTTAAGGAGTTCGGGATTCCAATTGCGACATCTTTTATAAACCGAGTGTTCAGCAACTATAAGCTTGTGATGCATGTGCGCATCAAACCTAGCGTGGTCAAGGTTTACGAATACAGGATCCGCATAACCATCAGCCATCCTAAGCAGAAGCACCGCACGCTCATCAAGAGACCTACCCTTAGCCATAAAGGGCAAGCCTGACTTATTTCTGCCAACGCAGCTCATAAGGCGGTGTTCAATATTGCGGAGATGACGGGACAAAGCAGCATTATACACAACAGTACGATACTGAATTCCCCTATCCTCTTTACCCGCCAA